CTACTTCAGTGATTGAGTAAGGGTGGTTCACCAGTTGAAGACTAACTAGACTTACTTAACTATACTCTTTTAACTAGACTTAAACATTGCGAGAGTAAAATATTAGTTCAAGTAATTGCATCAGCTAAAGCTAATGCGGATGTTCTTAATAACAATTAATACTACGTTTAAGTACTATGCGTAGAAGTAATAGAGATAAAAGAAACGGAGGATAAACGTATGTCACACGAAAAGAAAACGTTACCTAGCGAAGTTGCATCCGCAGTAAACGAATTACGAGCACTCGAATTTACCGACGCAGATATATTACTTTGCGCAGTAAGTTCCACGCGACCACACACGCCAACTACGTTACTTCTATATAACTACGCAATGGCTGGCGGAGAAATAGAAACGCTAATCGGCGCATTAGCAGACGAAAGGGGCATTCTTAAATGACAATCGCAATATTCATCGCAACAGCCGTCGGAGCCACAATCGGATTCCTATTCGGCTATGCCGTCAAGCAAGACGCAAGCTATCACGAAGGCTATCGCAAGGGTGACAGCGCCGGCTATATGCGTGCAATCGCCAATAGAGCCAACGCGTTACTGCGGAGAGGCGAATGATACTCGCAATGGCAGTCGTAATACTAATCGAAGTATCTATCGCAGGCTATTTCGTCAATACGATCGTTCCGTACAATAAGGCGGACGCAGAGTGGAACGCAAAACAAACGAAGGAGGAATCGGAATGAATAACGCAAAGGTAACGGTAACAAAGGAAGTCGCGGAGGCAATCGAGGACTCACGTGGACTAAGGATGTCGAATTTCAATATCATGCGCCAAGCACACGGAGCGGTAGTATCGCCGACATATCTAACGCTTAAACGATGGGCGTTCGGAGGCGGCGGTGGTTCATCGGATTTACTAATGCAAGCGCTCGTCAATGGCTACACGGTCAGTAAGACACCGGAGGAAAAGGTACGCGAATACTACGATAGATGCCGAGAGAAACGCGACCAAGCTGAAATGGACGACCGCTCATTCGCTGCGGAACATCTCGACGGACAAGCAATCGGCGCTAGCATAACGCTCGACATCCTCGGAATTAAAATCGAGGGGGTCAACGCATAATGACGAAGCACTATTCGGAACACGACGTCAGCAAGTGGAACACACGCCATTTCCGCGATTACCTAGTCGACGAGCACAAGCGCCGTTATGGTGTCGACTACGTACCATTCCGAGGCTATCAAGCGGAAGCCGGTATGCTCGGACGATTCATCGGAACGGCGCGCAAGCCGGGGCAATACGATAAGCCGACCGTCAAGGCGTTCATTGACGCTTGCTTCGATGAATACAAGCCTAGCGCACAATATCCGGGGCTGTCGTTCGGATTCATGCAAACGTATATGATGCGTAATATGCAACGTTTACAAGCTGAGGAATCACGCAAGGCTAACGCAGACGAAGCGGTACAAGCGTCAGATAACGCAAATATCGATAAACTAGCCGATTGGCTTTAGGAGGACGAGCGGATGTTTACTAAAACGGAAGTCAAATCGATAACAACGTGGGACAAGTCGAAGATACGTGTAGGCGATGTCGTAGTTTACGTAAGAAAGCCATACGCTATGAGTTTCCGCAAATACCGATTCTACGGAATAGTGAAGCGTGTAGATGACGACGTGCTATGGATTGTAACTGCGTGTGCCGAGCCGAAGGAAATCGATAGACTAGAGGACTCCGGAATTCCTATCGAATACGCCCACGAAATAGAATACGTATTACGAAACGGAGTGAAGCCTGAATGACGCGAAATTGCTTACTAGACGCACATAAGCGCGGAGGTTGTACGACGTGCCTCATGACGTGTGCGCACAGAATATCGCTGGAGGGCTTAAATGGTAACGGAGGCAGGATAGGCGCTGCGAAAGTGCCGTCGGAATATCGACACCTCACGCTAGCAACATCGCCGGCACGCAAGGAACAGGCGGACATTTACGGGATGCTTACGAAATATGTAGCGACGTTTGAGCGACAGTTTGATGCGGATGGCGAACGTGTGAAATCGCTATACCTGTGGTCCGATTCGCCTGGAACCGGTAAAACTACGTCAGCTAGCGCATTGCTGAACGAGTATATCGTTGCTAATTACCTCGGCTCACTTAAACGCGGTATCCAACCGATGCAACGTCCGGCATTCTTCCTCGATACAAATACGCTTCAGACCGATTACAACCTCGCTACGATGACGCATGACGAGGAAGGGCTAGCGAAAGTAACGGCTACCATGCGCAAGTCAATGGACGTAGACTTCCTCGTAATGGACGACGTGGGAATCCGTTCAGCAAGCGAATCGTTCAAATCAATTGTGCACGCGATCATTAACGCCAGGACTACGAATGGCAAGCCGACTATATTTACGTCGAATCTGCCGATTGACGAAATGGCGACCGTATTTGATGCGAGGCTTGCCGATAGGATGCGCGACCAATGCGTAGTATTACATTTCGCAGGAGAATCGAAAAGGGGGAAACGTTGATGCGAACGATTAAGTTTAGGGCGTGGGAAAAGAATTTAAAAGAAATTATACCTGTCAACAACATTAATTTCGAGCGCGGATTAATCAACGCAGAAGGCGCTTGGCGTATGTTTAATGAAATTGAATTAATGCAATTTACGGGGCTAACGGATAAGAACGGCGTAGAGATTTACGAAGGTGATATTTTAAGAGTATGGCAAGAAGATGAATACGTACCTAACCGAGATAGTGGCGGAGGTATCATTGACTATGACCGCGAAGAAGGCTTTTCGCAGGTAGGGGTAGTCGGCTTTGATGGTTGCTCGTTTGATTATAAAACCGCAAAAACTTTAGCGGGTAGGTACGAAGAAGTATATGCGCCTGTCGATTGGATAAATAACTACGAAGTCATCGGAAACATTTACGAAAACGCTACTCTACTAAATGAAACGGAGGGCTAACGCTATGAAACACGCAATCACACCTATCGCAAGTTACGGAGACATCGTAAGGGTTGTCGGATACGGCGATCACCTATTCGCAGTCGAGGCGTACACAATCGAATATCACTACGAGCACGACTTCGAATACTGCGAACTGCTATACGACTTAACGTGCGTCTACGGTGACTCGGGTTATATTGTCGGAGAGCAAGACGATATTTCCGTCGTATGCAAGGCGGTTGAATCCGACGCATTTCTAAGCGGACTAACCGAAGCTAAGCCGAAACCATCGCATACACCCGACTGGCTGTCGATAACATTCAGCGAAGGTACGTTAAAGCCAGCGATACAGAAGGCGCAACCACCGACGGACAGACGTAAGCAAGCGATGAAGCAGGACGAAATTGACGGCTTATTGGACGAGTTATCCGACTTGCTAGCGCTACATGAGGTATTCGGCGGTAAGGACCTCGTAATGGCGGAAAAGATAGCGCGAGTGACCGGCAAGCTGAAGGAGGTAGCGGGATGATGGACGCACAAACTCGGAAATACTACGATGAATTAACCGAAAGACAATCGAAGCTACGTTGGGGTTGCCTACCGCAATTGGACGCGAAATTGCACGTAGTACACGGTATGGATTTCGTTGCTGAACGTAATTACGTAAAGTTAGTCGTTAGGTATAAGGGAATTTATGGCGAGTGGTACCGTTGCCTAGCGTATATGAAATTCGGGTTCGGTAATCTATCGAATAACGACCGCGCTAGACACGGATTAAAACCGATACGTAAACGTAGAAAATGATAGGAGGCGAACGACATAGACTACGCGAAACTGCTTTTAAACAAAATCGTAGAGGACGGCACGGTAACGCCACTCACACGCAACAATATCACGCTAGACGATATGCACTCCGATGTCGACCGTAGCACTTACCGATTCATCACGGAGTACGCCGAACAGAATGGCGGTAAAGCTCCGTCATATGCGAACGTAGTAGCGTCCGTTGAAGGCTTCGAGTATGTGCCGGAAGTCAGCGACCAGTATTCGTATCTAGCGAAGCAAATAAAGGATTATAGCGCCAAGCAAGCCGTGATTGGGCTCTTCAAGAACGACGGCTTTTCGAAGAAGCTTAACGAAATGACTGGAGAACAATTTACGGAATGGTTGCTAAATGAAACGGAAAGTATTAGAATTAGAACAAGCGTTCGACAAAATGTAGGAACGAATATTAAAACGGATGGCGACAAGTTTACTGCGGAGTACGACCGTCGTAAAGCAGGCGAGTCATTCCGCATATGGAAAAGCAAGTTCAGCGCAATCGGTGAATATATCAGCGGTAACTTATACACGGTGTTCGGTAAGTCGGGGCGTGGTAAATCGGTCATAGCGTTAGAGGACGCAATTTACGCAGCATCGCAAGGCGCGAACGTTCTCATATGGGCGATGGAGATGGGATGGTACGAAGTCCTCGTAAGAATATACGTCAGCATAAGCGGTGAAGAAGGCGTAACGACTGCACGTCTAAATGGCGTAGATATGTCGGCAGGCTTCGATTCACGCGACGTGAGGCTCGGGCAGCTTAACGAAGAATTCGAAACGGCGTTTAAGTCCTTCGTCGATACGTTGAACGAACGTATTAGCGGTAACATAACGATACGCGCCGTGGATGACGAAGATTTCGGCGACAGGACGTTACGAGCGTTAGAGTCCGATATAGATTCGGTTAAGGCGGATTACGTCGTAGTAGATCCGTTTTATTATCTCCACTACGAAACGAACACGTCGAAAACTACGGGCGGTGACGCTGCTAATACTTCGATGAAACTACGTGCATTAACAGGGCGCAAGTCAGTCGTAACGGTAGCTATAACCCAAGCGGAAGAAACGGCGCAGAACTCCGACGAAGATGGCGAAAGAGAATTAGCGTTACCTGAGCGTAAGGACGTTAAGAAAACGAAGGGACTACTGGAAGATGCGTCGCTACTTATCGGAGTGGACTCGGATTACAAGCAAGGGCGAGCGCTAGTGGGCGTGTTTAAAGGGCGTGACGGTGGCGAGGGTAATACATCGGAAGTCCTTTATATGCCGGGATATGGCGTCGTGAAGGAACTGGCGACGGGCGAAGGAGCTATCGCTGATTTTAACTTCTAATAGGCACGTAATTTAAAATGTGGAGGGATAGCAATTGGGGAAAGTAGAGGATACTTACAATGAATTGCTTAATAGAAGGATTCAACAATTCCTAGTTCACTCGTTCCTGTATTATCAATTGAATATGTCAATAATTGACGATTCATTTTACGATAGGATTTGCGTAGATTTAGTCAAGTTAAAGACGAATGAGAATTATAAGAAACATAGGTATTCGTCGTTTATAGAAGGTTTAGATTCTTCGGGGACAGGGTTTTTCATTAAAGAGTATCCGCCTAGAATAATATCGAGAGCGCTTCACTTACTGTATGACGAGAATAAACGAAATGGGTTAACCGAGAGTTTTGAGCAATTCGTGAAGGGCTTCGGCTACTCAATTATCGTGGAAAAATAGCGAAAGGAGGCGGACCACAATCGCTATCATAAAAATACGCAATCACGAAGTCGAAGTCGACATAGCGGAGGAACTAGCGGATTACGACTGGGGCTACAACGCAAAATGGTCGGCGACTAAGTTAATCGCAGCATCACCTTTTCGTGAAGATCGGTTGCCTTCGTTCTATATAAATCTCGATGGCGATGAATACGCCGGAGTATGGGGCGATAGTGGCGCTTACGACGACGAACATAAATCCGGTGGACTTGCGAAACTACTCGCCTACCTACGTTCGGAATCGATAGCGGAAACGGAGGATTACTTACTCGAACGCTACGGACGGCTTTATACGGACGCTGAGGACATACGCTTACCCACGCCCCGCCTAATCGAACGCAATAAAGTCGTCATATTGCCGACTGAAACGGTCACGCCATCGATAAGCCCGTACTTAGCTAGGCGAGGCATAAGCGCAGATATTCAACGGCAATACGGCGTAGGTTATACCGAAGGACAGGTCGGCTATACAGCGTTACCGTGGCATTTACCGGACGGCCGCCTAGCTAACGTGAAATACCGCTCAACTAAGGGAAAGCGATTCTTCTACGTAAAAGGAGCAACGCAAATACGTCAGCTAGTTTACGGTATAAGCGTAATAAACGAACAGCGCATCGACACAGCCGTCATATGCGAAGCTGAAATCGATGCAATGTCGTGGGCTAGCGTAGGCGTGTACGGAATAGCGACAGGCGGTTCGCATATGACGAGAACACAAGCGGATATAATCAAGCGTAGTAGCATCCGTAAATTAATACTAGGCGGAGACAATGACGCACAAGGTCGTCGATTCAATGCGGAGGTCGAGCGCTTACTGAGGGGAAGCGTTGAATTGCTAACGATTAACTACGTTGAAGCGGTAAAGGACGCGAATGAGTTACTTGCGGGGTCGGCGGAAAGCCTACGGAGAGTAGCGTTAGAGGCGACGGCAATTCCTACGATTAGTCTGACGTAGATTATTCGACAAATGTCAGATTTTACAAATGTCGGAATTGACGGAAAACGGTCGACATAATTGGTAATGCGTGGTAATATAGCGGTAACATACGTTCGGTTACATTTACGCATAACCATAATTTAGACGGTTTCGCTAGAACCGCCTGCGTCCGACTACGCACGCTCATATTCGTATAGGTCATCGATAGTACAACCGAGTAATAATGCGAATTTCGCAGCAGTTGCTACGTTCATTATTGCGAGATCGTTTTCATATCGTGAAAGTTGAGAACGCGAAGTACCGGACAGTACCTCGAATTGCCGTTGCGAATAGCCTCGTGCGTTACGTCGGTCACGGAGAAGACATCGTAATTGAACGTCTATGTCCGCCACCTCCGTAGAATATTTTACCATTTATTACGGAAATAAAAAAGACGCCAGTTAAGGTGCCTCTACTTGCGTTACTATTACAACTTCTTCGATTGATAATTTAAGGAAGCGGCAAATTTCCGCGATGATTTCGATTTTGACTGGCTGATCGTTGTTAAGTGCGACCGCCACATTAGTAGAAAATCCAACTTCTCTCATGAGCCATTTTACCGATAAATCATTAGCTTCGAGATATGTACGTAAAGGTAAAAAACTAAACATGATACTTTCCTCCTAGTAAATACTGGGTATAATGGTTTGACTTTCTCAAACTTCCAATGTATAGTATCTATTATAGCACGGAGTAAAAGTATTTATACATCTTTTTAAAATAAATTACGAATTAACTCCGCACTTCTGTTTTACAAACGATAATATAAATACAAGGAGGAAATAACATGACAATAACGCAAGCCCTAACTGAATATCAATCTACTAAATGCGAAGTATCTTTCGCCGAACTCTACTATCATATTTATGGTGAAGGAGATTCGCTCGTAAGAAGATACACCCACAGGTACAAGCTAGACGAACTAGATGTAGAGTCGATGATTAATCGCAAGCTACTCGAAATCGCCGATAAATACGAAGGTGATTCGGACAAGTTTAAGAACGCTGTTCATCAAGGTATACGAAGAGGTTGCATCGATTTATCTCGGATGCGTAATCGACGTGAAGCAAACAGTACCGAAGTTATGTACGAGGATTTTAACGGTAATTCGCAAGAAATATACGAAGTCCTGGAAGTCGCGCCAACGACTGAAACAGGCGAAGATTACGCAGTAGAACAAATACAAAAAAAACACGATCAGCGCCAACTGACCGCATTTCTACTTTCGAACACTAACGAACAAACTCTCACATCTGCGTTAGCGTTCATTCAAACTGATTCTTACCGCCAAGCCGCCAAGCTAGTCGGTTCAACCGATAAAACTGTAAAATCGCGTATTCGTAGTTTATCTAAGCATTTTGATACAAACTCATTCGGAAATTACTACGATTATTTCACGACTGCTACAGTTCGTATCGGCTGAAAGTTTTATCTAGGTGTTAGCGAAGGCTTATTTGATTACGCCTTCAAAAGTTATTATACACGAATTGAATTTCATTATCAACTATACTTTACGAAATAAATTACGCTTGTCTTTTATAGTATACGCAAGTATTCGGAAAAGGATTCACTTTTTTCGAAAATAAATCGAAATTAAACGGAGGTTTTTAAAATGACGCAATCAATGAACGAATATAAACGCAGTACTCACGAAGATTTAACGCAATACACACCGGTTTTACACGGACGCTACCAAGCGGACTTCGACTATAACGGAGCGCTTTACGCAGACGATGACCAAGCGGACTGCTACCGTCCGATGATGAAGGCGGTGCGTCTAGGATGACGAAGTATAATCCGTCTGTACATTCCGTAGAAAGAATCCGCGAACGCTTCGGAATCATGGAAGAACACGCAAAGCAATTCGTGAACGATTTAATGTCCGTAGCGAAATACGTTACTACTCAGCCGGACGGCAAGACGGTATACAAGCACGCTGGCCGTGACGCAATGATCGTTGTAGATGAACGTACTTCTACTATAGTAACGGTACTACCGCCGAACACTGCTAAACCGCAGCTGAGCGCAAGCAACCCGTTCTACACAGATATACGACGTACGATTGAACGAAAGATAGCGAAAGCGCGACGTCAATTCACCCGTGAGTTTCGCAGCTTATCGGAATCGCAAGCGCTAATTCAAATCGAAATAGCGGAAATGTCGCTACGTAAAATACGAGCGAAGAATCCGAACACGCAAGCGGTAATCCAATCGAAAATAGACGCCGCGCTTACGGTGTTCGACGAGATTGGTAGCGCAATATCGGAATTGCAAGCGGAATTTGCGAAGGTGCAACGTGAGGCTAACGAGTTTCTACCAACGGAGGTGACAGCGTAATGATGAAGTACTTTATATGGCGAGAGAAAACGGGATTCCGATTAATCGTCGAAATGACGTATCAAGATAACGAGTTATATCTTTTCGATAATCAAACGGAACTCGATTCGTTTATAGCGGATAAGCATCACATGACATCGGTTATTTATATGGCGAAACACTGTTAATAATAAGCCGATTCACACGTCGGCTACTACGTTTGACTAGCGATGGTCGAGCGTGGTAGCGGACGTGTGGTAAGTCCCGCGTTCGAAACAATACGAAAAAGGGAGCGATTTATTTGACACTAAACAAAGGCGCAAAGGCTATCGGAGCACTAACGGCACAACCGAAGGAAGAAAAAGCGACGGACTTTACGAAGCTAGAAAGTGGCGCATCGATTAAAGTACGCGTTAAGAGTGCCGAAGATTTAGCACAGTATTTTAACTACGGCATCTTCGGGAGCGTCAAATCGTTCGTGCCAACGTCACAAGCGACACGCGATGCTAAAGGTTACGTAGTAAGCGGACATTCGGCATGGGATTTAGCGGAAAAGTATTATCGCGATTTACAGTTCAAAGAGATTCGCAACAAGAACAAAGACGCCGCGGATAGCTACGGGGACGAAGCACGCAAGTACAAAGGTACCGAAAAGTATCTGATGGGCTTCTACGAATTATCGAAAGGCGAGGACATAGTAATCGATATGACGAAGAAGCAAGCGCTCAACGTCTACCAAACGATATTGGAATATACGGACACGGATGAAAACGGTCAGATTATCGCAGATGGCGAACATGACTTCGTTAATATGGCGTTCAAGCTAAGTAAGTCCGGCTCGAGCACAACGACTTCATTCTCGCTTACGCCGATCATTAACGTAGCGAAAGGCTTAACGGAGGACGAAAAAGCCAACTTCGAAAAATCCGCAGGCGAGAAGTTTGATTCCGAATTATTCGACGGACTTCTATTCGAAGCGGACGAAGCGACGCAGATTACGAATCTAATTACGGCTGGCTTCGATATTTCGCTTATCGGATTAGAACGCCCAACAGCCGGTACGCCAGCGCCACCAACGGATTCTCTCGTAGATAACACGCAAATCACGGAAGAAGAATTACCGTTTTAATGACGACCGCACAGGCGCTTACAACAGCGAGCATCGGTCGCCATAGCGAACTGTTAGCGCAGACAGCGTTACTTGCGAATGGTTGGACGGTTTTGGAGAGCATCGTTCCTGAGCCGTTCGACCTAGCGGTAACCAAACGAGGCGACAATCGGATCTGCCGTATACAGATAAAAACGTTAATACAACGCAATAAGAACGGTATCGACTACTACGTCCTAAAAGGAAAGAAGAACAACGGTGACGTCTACGATATGGACGATTGCGATATATTTATCGGCGTCTACCATAACGTCGTATACCTCGTAGAGAACCGGTGCATAGGCGAGTACTGGATACGCGTCGACGAAGTAGCGGAGAAATGGACGGAATTACCTACGACACTATAAACGAAAATGGAGGCGTTACATTTGGCGAAACTTACATTAACGGACGGTACAATATTCGAAGGCACTACGGAGGAAATCTTCGCAATTACGGAAAGGTTCAACGGGGTTAAGGCGGAAGAGGCGTTGAAAGTCGGAGATTATGTGACAGTAACATCGCTCGGTATGAGTACCGGATTTAGGCGTAGTGACGTATCGTTAGGAGATATCGGTAAAATTATCGAAATTGACCGCAGCAAAGTACCATATCGATTCGAGCGTCAATCTGACGGTTTCGTTACGTGGTTTGCGGAAGGCAAATTAACGAGAGCTACCGACGAAGAAGTCGCAGAGACAAAGTCACTCGTTAAAAAAGCCGCAAAGGAATCCGAGCTGACGCAAAAGTTCACGCAAGCAGGACGCAAACCTAACGAGTACCGCATGGGAGACATCGTAGTAGTTACCGATAATCATTGCGCGGGTGGTGTGAGCGTAGGTGACATCGTGGAGGTAGGCAAAGCTCACGCAGATGGCTCGATATTCGACGCTAAGCACGGCTATATGTTAACGGTGTCGCCGATAGTATTCGTAGAATCACGCTTAGACCGCAACTAACAGGAGGTGCATCGAATGTCAGACGTAAAATTAACGCTCAATATCCGAACCCCGCCCGCAAGCAACGGAGAAGCATTAACGAAGGCTGCTGCGAAAAAGGCGAGCGCAATCGAAACGATGGACGAGGCGTGGGTGCGCATATTGGCGATGAAGAACTCCGGCGGCGACAACGCTAAGCTGACCGCAGTTAAGCGCGCAATGGCTGACGGCAAGCTAGGGCGCGACCCGACTACGGTTGGTAAGAGATTCAGCAAAGCGGAGGCGCTTCGTATGTATACCGAATTAGCTGTTTCTGAGCGCGAAGGTAAGCTAGCGTCACTTGTTGCGAATACGCCGAGTAATTACGTATTAATCACGACAGTAGAGGCGTTACAAGACGTCATAGCGAAGGCTAGCACCGAACCCATTATCGCAGTCGATACGGAAACGACGGGGCTAGACGTATATGTCGACGTAATTGTCGGCGTGTCGCTGACGTTACCTACGATTGATACGCATTACTATATTCCGTTCGAGCCTACGCAAGATGCTAGAGCCTTATCGATTGAGGCGCTAGCGTTACTTCGTCCGCTAATAGAATCGCAGGAAATCGGCAAAGTGCTACACAACGCCATGTACGATATAGCGATGTTCGAACGTCATGGCATAACGCTAAATAACGTGGTACACGATACGATGACTGCGATGCACTTACTAAACGAAAACGAGCCGTCGTATGCGCTGAAGAACCTCGCGACAACGTACCTCAAAGAGCCGTCTGACACATTCGCGAGTCTATTCGGAAAGGACGCTAAGTTTGCAGATGTTCCGCTAGATGTTGCGCTAGTATATGGCGCAAAGGACACCGACTTAACGTGGCGTCTGTACGAATTCCAAATGAGACATTTCGCTAAAATGCCGAGTGTGATCGAATATTACCGCGAAGTAGAAGTTCCGCTCATGTATGCTATCTACGATATGGAACGGACTGGCTTCGTAATTGATACCGAATATGCGAAGGAATATGGCGCAGAAATGAAAGTGGAAATCGATACGCTAGAAGCGGAGTTAACCGCAGAATTTAACGTGGCGAACATCAACTCGAATCAGCAATTAAAACCCGCGTTAGAATCGATAATCGGCGAGCAACTACCGAATTTAGATGCGAAAAAGACGCTCAAGCCACTCAAAAAGAAACACGCAATTATCGCGAAACTACTACACTACCGCGAGTTAAATAAACTGTACTCTACGTACATCAACGTATTACCCGAAAAGAT